AACTAGATGCTATTGAAGCAAATGGTTTGCATAATCTAAATGACTTTATGCCTGCAAGGCCAAGTGCTGAGCAAATTGATGGCATCAAACGTATGTTTGAAGCATCAGTTGACGGTCAACTTTATGATCCAGAAGAGTTTGGACAATTTTATCGTCCTATGGGAATGCCAGCACCAAAAGGTGGAACAACGGCAACCCCAGCAAGTGCAACACCGGCACCTGCACCGACTCCTCAACCAGAAGCTACACCGGCACCAACACCGGAACCAGTAGCAGAAGCAGTAACACCTGCACCTGCTCCAGAGCCTGCACCAGCAACTGCTGATGGCGATAAGCCAAGTGCTCAGGATATCTTAGCTAAAATAAGAGCTAGAAAAAGCGATTAATTTGATAAACAATAGCAGAGGGGCGAAAGTCCCTTTGCCTTATTAGAGGAGACAAATATGGCAAAACCTTTTGACGTAAGCAAATTCCGCAAAAGTATTACAAAGAGTGTGCCTGGACTCAGTAGTGGATTTAGAGATCCTGATACATGGATTTCAACAGGTAATTATACACTAAACAAACTTATAAGTGGTGACTTTCATAAAGGTGTACCACTAGGTAAAGTAACAGTATTCGCTGGAGAATCGGGTGCTGGTAAAAGTTTTATATGCAGTGGTAACTTAATAAGAGAAGCACAAAAACAAGATATTTTTTGTATTTTAATTGACAGTGAAAATGCATTAGACGAAAAATGGCTACAAGCATTAAATGTTGATACTAGCGATGATAAGTTATTGAAACTAAACGTAGCAATGATTGATGATGTTGCTAAAGTTATTAGTGATTTTACTAAAGATTACAAGAGTGAATATGCTGATAAGGAACCAGAAGATAGACCTAAAGTATTATTTGTAATTGACTCTTTAGGTATGATGTTAACACCTACAGATGTTGATCAGTTTACTAAAGGCGATATGAAAGGTGATATGGGTCGTAAACCTAAAGCACTAACAGCCTTAGTTAGAAATTGTGTTAATATGTTTGGTGATTATAATATTGGATTAGTGGCAACAAATCACACTTATGCATCACAAGATATGTTTGATCCAGATGATAAAATATCAGGTGGACAAGGCTTTATCTATGCAAGTAGTATTGTTGTTGCAATGCGAAAACTTAAATTAAAAGAAGATGAAGATGGTAATAAAGTAAGTGATATACGTGGTATCAGAGCCGCCTGTAAGGTTATGAAAACTCGATTTGCTAAACCTTTTGAAAGTGTGCAAATTAAGATTCCATATGAAACTGGTATGAATCCATACAGTGGTTTTGTTGAGTTATGTGAATCCATTGGAATTCTTACTAAAACTGGTAATAAATTAGCATACACAAGTCCTGCAACTGGCGAAGTTCATAGTTATTTTAGAAAACAATGGACAGGAGATAAATTACAGTTAATAATGGACGAATGGGGCACAAAGGACTTACCTGAACCTGAATCTAGCGAACAGCCATTACAGGAGATACCAGTAGATGAGATTATCGACGAACGAGAGTGAAATTTTAGTTGAAGTATGGAGTTCACTTAAACAACATATAGCCACTAAAGATAAAAATGACGCCGCCGAAGGGTTTGTACAAACCCTTCTCGGTAGCGGACTTGATATAGATAATATCTATGAAGAGTTTTATGGACTTGATAACTACCTTGATCGTGCTTTAAATTTAGTAGCAGAGTTTGAGGAAACAGAGGACGACGAGGACGAATGGCTCGAAGAAGAATGGGATGAGTAGTTGGTTTAATACACTTACAAAAGACCTAAGTAAGTTACCTGAAGCAATAGATAGTTACAATTCTGAACTAGATCAAGCTAGGCCAGAATGTAGTCTTAAAGGTAACTTAGAAAAAAATAGTAGAGAAATTCCAGGCATTGTTGAACACAGATTTAATCAACTACAAGAAGTTGAAGCAATACTAGAGTTTCTTAATATTGAGTTACGTAAGCTCAAAAGTAAAAAATTCCGTACATATATAGAAAGTTACAACCGTGCATTAAGTAGCAGAGATGCTGAAAAGTTTGCAGAAGGGGATTCTGATGTAATAGATTTACAACATTTAGTAAATGAATTTGCATTAGTTCGTAACAAGTATCTAGGTTTAATAAAAGCATTAGATGCCAAACAATTTCAACTTAATAATATCACAAAAATTAGAGCGGCCGGCTTAGAAGACGTAACTCTTTAAAAAAAGAGGTTGACCATTACACCAAGATGTCTTATACTATATGTATAGTTAGAAAAAGAGGTCGTAATGAAATTTAAAGTTTTCCAAATACATTTAACTGAAGCTGAATACAACAAAGTAAATGCAGAAGGACATGATAGTGTTCCTAAGCATATGGCCAAGTTGGATATGTCTTTTGCTAAAGATGTAGGTTCATTAGCAAAAACTGCAATGGATAATGGTTGGTATACACACGTATCTAACATTACTGCTGACGGTTTAGAAAAAGTGTTTGAAGTAGGTAACATTGGTCCTGAAGAAAACATTGAGAGATTGGCTCCAATGCATTCAGTAAGTGTTGCTGATATTATTGAAGATGAAACTGGTAAACAGTTTGTTTGTGCAAGTGTTGGTTGGGAGGAAGTAGCATAATGAATTTAAGTACTGCAATTAATGTTCTAACAAAAAGAGCAGAAGATTTTTATGGTAAAACATTTGATTGGTTGATTGATCAAATGGACAATGGTTTTGATGAAAATTTAAATGTTACCAAAGCCTATAAATTTTATAAAAATTGGAAAGGTGGGTCTGGTGCCACACCATTAGGGAGGTATTATTAATGTTTGATGTGTTTTCTGATAAAATAGGAACTATCCACAGTGGTTTAACTCTAGCTGATGCAGAGAAACAAGCAAAAAAAGCGGCCAAAGTAGTTGGCCCAATCGCAATTTTTAAAACTAATGACCCAACATTTACTATTGTAAAATGGGTTTTTCCAAAAAAAGGTTGACATCTAAAGCAAGATGTCTTACTATAATAGTATAACAAAAGAAAGACTATTATGATAGAAACAAAATTAACATTTACATACGTTACACCACTTCAAGGAAGACGTAAAACTTATACACTTAGAACAGTAGGTCAAACTAAAAAGTCTTCTAAGGAAAAAGTAATGAAAATGTTTATGAAGGAAAAAGGTCCGTTGGGTATGAAGGACAGAATGGGTTGTATAGACACAATCAGCTATAGAAAAGTTAAAAATTGTTGGGATATATAAAATGGTAGAACTATTTGAAGATATTAATGTTTTAGAAAATGCACTTATTAATTTAACTGAAGGTGCAAGTGATGACAAGCAAATGGCAATAAGTTCGCTAGAAACAATGCTTAATAACAAAAAAGAAGAAGTTGCAAAATTAGAAGAATACATGGAGCAAGAATCAAATGGCTAAGCCTAAAGCACAATACGATATTAATACTGTAATGCAATATGCCGTTGCAGTTACTGATTATCAAGGTTTTATTAGTAGTGGTAATGGTTGGTATGATCAAGAAAAAGAAACTAGACACCACGATAACAAAACTGTTATTGGTTTTATGTTAGACAATAATCAAGCAAAAGATAAACATGCTTCAGCTTGTTTAAAATTAGTTGAAACTGATCCAACTATTAGTGATCGTGCAAAAGAAATCACTGAACATTTTCAACAGAGTTTGACTTTCAAAAAACTCAGCTCTACTCTTAATGGATTTGAAGAAAGAGTTGCAGGATTTATAATGAATTCTACAGTAGATAAATTTGGTGTTAGTGTTGCCGCCAGTTTACCTAAAAGTTTTGGTGTTGATCAAAAACGTGAAGAGTTTTCAGATATGATGTCAAAATATAAACGTACTAGTGATTATGTAGGTAAAGTTGGTAATAGAACATCAATGGATTTGAAAGTAATTGATATCAAATATCTACGAAACTTTGGTAACTTTATTGTAACCACAGTTTTCGATGATAAACATATTGTTAAGTTTTTCTGGAATAAAGATCCAGATCTAACAAAAGTTATGGATGGTAAAGTAATAAGCATTAATGCTAGAATTAAAGGACATGAAATTAGCAAATACACTAATTGTAAAGAAACAATGTTAAATTATATGAAAATAGAGGAAATAAAAGGTTGACCTTTTATGCACCCTGTCGTATTATAATAGTGTAGGTAATAAAAACAAGTCAAGGAGTGAGACACATGGCTACTAAATTAAAAATTTCCAAAAATACAAAAGTAAGTGTTAAGAAGGCTGAAAAGCCTGTAGAAACAGATGCTCAAGTGATCAAACGTTTACGTGAACGATTTGATATTTTGAATGACATGACACAAGCATCAGTTGATGGCATTGTGCGAGGTATGGTTGTTACTGGACCTCCAGGTGTTGGTAAATCATTTGGTGTTGAGCAAGTGCTTAACGAAAACAGAATGTTCGATAAAATGGCTGGTAAACGAGATCGTTTCCAAGTTATTAAAGGTGCTTCTAGTGCCATTGGTTTGTACAAAGTTCTTTATGAAAATTCAGACAAAGGGTCTGTGTTGGTTATGGACGACTGTGATACAGTATTACATGATGAAACTAGTTTGAACTTGCTTAAGGCGGCTCTAGATAGTAGTAAACATAGATTCCTAAGTTGGAATACAGATAGTGCTCTGTTAAGACGTGAAGGTATTCCTGATAGATTTGAATTTAAAGGTTCAGTTATCTTTATTACAAACTTAAAGTTTGAAGGTACAAGAGGTAAACTTAAAGATCACTTAGATGCTATTATGTCTAGATGTCACTATTTAGATCTTACACTTGATACTATGAGGGACAAGTTCCTAAGGTGTAAGCAGTTAGTTAAAGACGGTATGCTTTCAGATTACAAATTTGATAAGTCGCAGGAAACTGCATTAATGAATTACATGTCCGCAAACAAAGAAAAATTGAGAGAAGTTAGTTTGCGAATGGTAACAAAGATTGCTGATTTGATGAAACATCAACCTAAGACATGGAAACGATATGTTGAGGTTACTTGCATGAAGCGAGTAGTCAGCTAAGGGTAACGGTCCAACCTACGCCCTCTCTCACTCCAATGGACCGTAGGGGAGGAGTCTTAATTGGCTCCTTCCCACTTTTATATTAATATGAAAAAAGTAGTAAACATAGTATATCAACCAGGAGCAGGAGGTGAGTTCTTAACATGGGCTCTAAGCCTGCAAGAACCTTTTGTGACACAGAAGGTTTATTATGACCATGACAAAAACAAATGGAATGTTTATGGTCAGCACATTAATTTAAATTATGAAAGTTGGAGTAAGGATAAAGGTCATGTTCCTAGTATGGAATTAGATCCATCTTGGGCAACCAACGATACACTTATTAACTTACATAGGCAACATGCAAACTGGATACTAATACCACACTTGCTACAACCAGAATTAAAATATAAACATCTAAAGCATACTCAACAAATGATTAAATCATTTGAGGATTGGAATAGTGTTTTTATTTTTCTAATAGCAACAAATAAAAAAGCAGGTAAATTTTGTGCAGGGTTACATGATATAAAACTAACAACAAATAAAGGTGACCTTTATATAACACCAGAACAATTAAATTTACACTTAAAACATTTACCTAATCAGGATTTTAAATGTTTAGATCCATTTCAATTTTGGAATTCAAATAAAGAAAGTGAACGACTTTTTCATTACTTAAATCGTAGATTCTCTATTAAACTTGATCACGATCAATTCAATGAATTAAAAAAATTATGGTGGCAACGTAATCTTGACATATTAGAAGAAAGAGTGTAAACTACTATTATGAAATGTAAAATTGTACTTAAAGATGAAGTAAATTGTAAAGTAGAAGGACTAGCTACAAGTACCAGACGTAAATGTATGGACAAGCTAAAGTTCTTTTTACCTTATGCATATCATGTTCCTGCTTATAAACTAGGAAGATGGGATGGTACTGTACAATACTTTAGCATGGGTGGTAGCACATATATTAATCTACTAGATGAAATATTACCATTGCTT